ATCGTGGCGGCCTCACCCTTCTGGACATCCGCGGCCGCGCCCGCCTCGCCGTCCGCCGCTGGGGCGTGAAGTGCATCTTCGTGGACTACCTCCAGCTCGTCTCACATTCCGGCGCCCAAAGCCGCGAGAACGAAGTCGGCTTTGTCAGCCGCGGATTGAAAGCCATGAGCATGGAATTGGGCGTCCCGGTGGTCGCCGCCGCCCAGGTCAACCGCCAAGCGGAAAACCGCAGCGACAACCGCCCCAAACTTAGCGACCTCCGCGAGTCCGGCAGCATCGAGCAGGACGCCGACATCGTGTGCCTAGTCCATCGCCCCTGCTACTACGCCGTGCAGGACCAAGAACCCGATCCGCAGGACGCCGAGCTGATCGTTGCCAAGCACCGCGCCGGCCGCACCGGGACACTCAACCTTACTTGGCGTCCCTCGCTCACCCGCTTTGAGGGCACCGCGCCGGTTGGCCGCCTGACTGACGGCGATGGCGCGGTCTACGCCCCGGATAAACAACTTTGGGAGGCGCTCAATGAATAAGGACGACAAAAACTTTGTGCATATTTGGGCCAGCGAACCGCCGAAAAACATTCCGCTAACAGTAAAAGCCTATGACTGCGGCGAATGGGTTATTTTGAACGCCACATACGTTAGGGGTGGTGAGTGGGAAAACTCGCGCTATAGGACGCTTCCCGAAGGCGTTGTCCGATATTGGAGCTATTCAAGCCAATGATCAACTCCCGCCAGAAAGGCGCATGCTTTGAGCGCGAGGTCGCTAAAGCATTGACCGCCGAAGGTTTTCCGGCCAAGCGGGGCGCGCAGGTCAGCCAGGGACGATGGGGAGTTTCTGCGCCCGACGTGATCGTGCCCTGCTTGCCGGATTGGCACTTTGAGTGCAAGCGCCACGGCCGCGCGCGTCTGGATCTTGATGCGGCCATCTGCCAAGCGCGGCGCGATGCCAACAAAGACCTCGGCCCCGGCAAATACAAATACTCCGCAGTCGTCCACCGCCGCGACCATAGCGACACGCTCGTCACCCTCACGCTGCGCGACTTCTGCGCCCTCATGCGTCATTCCGATTTTCCTGTCCAACCAAAAACACAACCAACCAACGCATAAATATGCCAAACAAAACCCTAACCACACCCGTGGGCATCGCCCGGTATCCTCACCTCAACCGTCCCGACACCAAGTTCGACGACGTGGGAGTGTTCAAAGTCAACCTCGAGCTAACCGCCGAGGAAGCTGAACCGTTCATCAAGCAAGCCGAAGAGCTTTTCTCCGCATTCGTTGCCGAGAAGAAAGCCGAGCTGAAGAAAGACAAACTCAAGCTCCACGCCGCGCCGTGGGAAGACAACGACGGTCTCGTCCAGCTCAAGCTCAAGGTCAAAGCGGTCGGCAAAGACAAAGCCGGCGAGACCTACAGCCGCGCACCGAAGCTCTTCAACGCCTCCGGCGACATCATCACCGATAATGTCGGCGGCGGCAGCAAGATCCAAGTCGCGGTCGTTCCCTACTGCTGGTACACGGGCACGCTGGGCGCCGGCATCACGCTGCAGCCCAAGGCTGTCATGGTGCATGACCTCGTCACTTGGGGCGATGGCGGCAGCGCCGTTGCCTACGGCTTCGACGTGTCCGAGGCCAAGCCCGCCGCTCGCAAGACCGGCACCGACGACGAAGAAATTAGCTGGTAATTCTTATGCCCAAGAAAAACACCACAACCAAATCCACAAGGGGGGCGGCAAAACGCCGCTCCCCTTCCAAAGCCGCCAAGCCCGTTGAGCCGGATCGCTTCACCGAGGACGGACGCAAAATCGTCCGCCTCGAAAAGACCCGCGCCCACCAGAAGTATCCGCTTAAAGACGGCACCGATGTTCCCGGCGCCAGCACCATCGCCAAGATCGGCGAGGACAGCAGCGGCCTCATCCACTGGGCGTGGAAATTGGGATGCGAAGGCCAAGACTACCGACGAGTGAGAGATAAGGCAGCCGACATCGGGACCGTGGCGCATTTTATGATCGAGTGCTTCCTGCACAACCACGAACCCGACCTCTCCGAGTTCAGCCCCGCGGATGTTGAGAAAGCCACCATCGCCTACAACAACTTCCGCCGCTGGTGGGACGAAGAAGGTCTCACCGTCATTGAGCCGGAGGTTCAACTTGTAAGCGAAACTTACTTGTTCGGCGGCACCATCGATGCGCCCAGCCGCGACCGCGACGGAAAGATCGTCTTGTTGGATTGGAAGACGAGCAAAGCCATCGTCGGAGCGCACAAAGTCCAGCTCGCCGGCTACGAGCAACTCTGGAATGAGAACCGGCCGACCATGAAGGTCCAGCGCCGCGGTATCGTCCGCATCGGCAAAGAATCCCCGGACGACTTTGAGGTCGCCTGGATGTTCTCAGCCGAGCCGTTCTGGAAGGTCTTCCAAGCGCGTCTCAACCTCCACTACGTCCAGCTCATGGCGAAGAAAGCCGCCTAATGCACATCGCCAAGTTCACACTCGATGCCGCATCATCCGCCGTGTGCGGATCACGCAACGAGGACTACGGCTCGCCCGCGGATGACTTCGGGACGCAGGCCGAGATGTTCTCCAGCTACCTGTCGCGCACCAACGGCGCGCAGGTCTTGGTCACGGCATCCGACATCGCCGCGCTGATGATCCTAGTAAAGATCGCCCGCCAAGCGCACTGCCACAAAGCGGACAACTGGATTGATGTCGCCGGATACGCCGCCTGCGGTGCCGAGTGCGATGCCAGACAAGCCGACCTCGCCTAAATGCCCCCACGCAGAACCATCGCCATCGTCCGTAAGAAGTTGGGCCGCGAAAAAGCGGACGGCATGACCTTGGGCGACGGCAAAGTCTACATCGACCCCCGCCAATCCGGCGCGGACGAGCTAGACACGGTCCTGCATGAGCTGCTGCACCATGTCTGCCCCGACATGAGCGAGGAAGCAGTCGCCGAGAAGTCCGCCATGATGGCGAGGTCGATGTGGAAAGACAAATGGAGGCGCGTCCACGAATGACCGCCGCCGGCTACATCCTCATCGGCCTCGCCTTGGGCGTAGTGCTCGGCGCCTTGGCTTCCTACGGCGCCATGTTTGCCTGGGCCATCCGCTGCGGCAAGGAGGAGGACGCGGAATGACCTTCACCCCGCTCGTCATCACGACCATCTGCTACGCCATCACTGCGGTAGGCTTTTGGCGCGAAGGAAACGCCGGTCTCGCTGTGGCTTTTGCCGGATACAGTTTTGCCAATTTTGGCTTCCTCTACATCTGCGTGAACGGACAGCCCTAACTTTATGACTAAGCCCCGCGACATGTACGACCTGACGAGTCATCCGACCGACACGCCAGAGATCAAGGCCAAGCTCAAGCAGGCTATCAAACTTTACAACGAAGTCGGCCGCGACCGCGCCAGCAACAATTTGCCCGCCCTCGCCGCCGCCTTCGCCGCGCGCAAGCGCAAAGCAACAAAATGACTTTCCAGTTGCAGGCTCAAGCGGGTTCTCGCCGGCGTTCATGTGGTGTGACGCCGCGGACCATCTCCGGGATGCCCACTGGAATTATCCGCAGCATTACATCGAGGTCGGGAGGACTCCACGGCTATGCGCCAGTGCAGAGCTAAAATCTGCATCCCTCTGGAGCCGCAACCTTGGGAACCCGTGCGCTGAAAAGGTGCGGCCGCACCGTCCCCGGCAATCTTTCTGAAATCTCAAATTTCAAATCTCCAATGATCCACGAATTCGCCCGCCCCGTTCCCGTCAAGACCCCTCTCGGTCTTGGCTCGGTGTGGTATGTGGAGTCGCAGGGAGCCTATTTCAACAACATCTACGCCGTGATCCTCGAGGACACCGGCGAGACGCGCTATATGCGCAGCGATCAGTTCGTCGTCTTGGAGAATCCCACGATGGACATCAAAAATTTGGGCGCTGGCACGGCTTAACAAAATCGGCCCTGGGGAGGGTCCGAGCGTCAACCAGCCAGCGCCCATTTTATTTTCGTGAACGAACATCAGACACGGTTTAAGCCGTCGCCGCACCCTGTCATGCAGGTCGATCTCGACTTGCTCGAGAAACTGGGACCGGACGAAGGCTGGAAATATCTTAAAACACGCGAAGAGCTGATCGCCCGCGAGGCATCAGACCCGTTCCGCTATGGTTTTATCCCGCCGGTGTGGAAACGCGCCTCCGAATTGCTGGAAAAACACCGCGAGATCCTCGTCATGGGCGGAAACCGCAGCGGAAAAACCGAGTGGGCGGCGAAAGAAGTCATAAAAACGCTTTATTCCAAGCCCGGATCAGTTGTTTGGTGCTTCCAGACCACAGCGCCCAACTCCATCGAGCTGCAGCAGCCCCGCATTTGGAAATATATGCCGCCGGAATGGCGTAATGCGCGCAAGGGACAGGTCACAAACATCACCTACAGCGTCAAAGGCGGCTTCACCGAGGCAAAATTCGTCGCCCCGAACCAATCGATCTGCATTTTCCGCAACTACGCGCAAGATCCGTCCACGCTCGAGGGCGGCGAGATCGATTTTGCCTGGGCGGACGAGCTGGTGCCGCTAGATGTCCTCGAAACCCTCCGTTTCCGCCTCGTAGACCGCAACGGCAAGTTGGCCGTGACCTTCACGCCGGTCGAAGGCTGGAGTCCTACGGTCGCCGACTACCTGTCTGGCGCCAAGACCATCACCGACACCGACGCCGAGCTGCTCCCGCTCAAAAACGACAAAGGCGAGATCTCCGGCCATGACAAGGTGCCCATCGAGCAGATCAATCCGAAGGGTCGCCCGATTCTTTACTTCCACACGCAAAGCAATCCCTGGGCCGGCTGGTCCCGCATGAAGAAAGAGCTGCAGAGCGAAACCAAGGAGAAAATCTTGTGCCGGGCCTACGGCGTCCCAACCAAAGCCATCAGCGGCCGCTTCCCGCTCTTCAATCCCAAGGTCCACGTCATCCGCCACAGCGATGTCCCGCAAGGCACCCGCTATCATTGGGTCGATCCGGCGAGCGGCAAAAACTGGGCGATGATCTGGACCGTGCATGACACATCCGGCCGCATCGTCGTCTACCGTGAATGGCCCGACCAAACGTCCTACATCGAGGGCATTGGTTATGCCGGCGAGTGGGCGCTTCCCGATGGCAAGAAGCTCGACGGCAAGCCTGGACCCGCGCAGCAGGACTTCGGCTTTGGCTTGGAGCGCTACAAAGACGAAATCCTTCGCGTCGAAGGCGGCGAGGAAATCTTTGAGCGCTGGATGGATTCGCGCTACGGCAACGCCCGCACCCTCGGCAAGGAATCCCCGACGACACTCATCGATGAGATGGCCGACCTCGGCATGCTCTTCACGGCGACACCGGGCGACAGCATCGATGAAGGCGTCAGCATGATCAATGACGCGCTGTCATACAACCCCGAGAAGCCGGTGGACTCCCGCAATCAGCCGAAGCTCTACATTTCGGAAAATTGCAAGAACGTCATCTACGCGCTGCAGACCTACACCGCAGCGGACGGAAAAAAAGGGGCGACAAAAGATTTCGTAGATCTCCTAAGATACGTTTGCCTCTCCGACGCCATCAACGTCGAGGGCGACATCCTGCGCAGCCACGGAGGAGGCAGCTACTGATGACCATGTCGCCGCCATCCCCGCCCAGCCGCCTGCGCCCCGGACGCCGCGGCAGCGACATCCCGCGCTGCGGCATCTGCGCCAAGCCGCTTCGTATCCAAGACATCCACGGCCACGACACCCACTACGGTCCCATCTGCCGGGAATGCGGCCCGCACCTGCAGAACGCCATCCATGCGCTTGAGATCATCGTCATGCGCCGCGGCTAATTCGCCATTCGCGAACAGCAAACACCTTATGTTCACCAAAACCAAAACCATCCCCACCGACCTCTACACCGTCAGCGAAGACTTCGACCGCGAAGGCGCCCTCGCCTTCTCCCGCGACCAAGCCCCCGGCGCCTACTTGGCCGTGATGCTTGAGCTGCAGGACCGCCTGGCCGACGCCAGCACCTTGGTTGCCACCATGGCCACCGCCAAGGAACCCGGC